CTAAAACAATACACTTTCCAGCAACAGTTGATGAAGAGTACTTTAGACAGCTTACATCAGAAAAACGTGTAATTAAATATTTTAAAGGTGCTAAAAAGTTTGAATGGGTTAAAAAAACAACCAGAAATGAAGCATTAGATACATTTGTTTATGGATTAGCTGCTTTATACATACTTCAACCAAATTATGATCGATTAGAGCAATTAATTAATAAAAATCAATCTACACAAGCAGAACATACAAAAAACATTAAAAAAAGCTCATTTAGAGCTAATCATAGGCCAAATTGGGTAAATAATTGGAAATAATCATATAAAAATGTATACTTTTATATATAATTTGGTATAATTATATTATAAACAAACAACATAATTTAAGGAGTTAATTATGACAAACGAACAATTAATACAAGCATTAGAAGCCGAAAGATCTAGATTATTAGGTTTACCTAGAAGACAGCAAATACAGGTTTTACAACAAACCTCACATGGAGAATTTAGAGCTGTTATTAGAGATATTGAAAATACTATTATAACTTTACAAGCTGCTTAATTAATGATAGGAGATATTAAAAACTTAAACCGGTATTATCAAATATATCGGTTTATTGCTAATGCTTCAGATAATGAAAAATTACATTATCTTGAATTTCGTGCTAAGTTTATTCAAGAAGAATTAAACGAATTAATTACAGCAATTGAAAATAATGAAGCTGATGAAGTAGTAGATGCTTTAATAGATATTATTGTTATTGCTTTAGGAACACTAGATGCATTTGATGTAAATATTAAAAAAGCATGGAAACGAGTACATCATGCAAACATGCAGAAAAAAATAGGGGTTAAAGATACCAGGCCAAATCCTTTAGGATTACCTGATCTTGTTAAACCAGAGGACTGGCAAGCTCCTCAACATTTTGATAATGTAGGTAAATTAAATTTTTTAGATAAGGAGTAACTATGCATTCAGTATTAAGTGAAGCGGCAGCTTTACAAACACAAAAAGCCGAAGATTATAATTCAAATGATTCAGAAGCTAAACAAGAATACTTTCCGTACGGGCATCATTCGTATTTGCAAATGATTTCAACAAAAGTTAAACGCTTAGAGTCAATTGCATTTAACGAAAAAAATCCTAACTTTGAATCAGCTTACGATTCGGTATTAGATTTAATTAACTATGCAAGTTTTTATGGAGCTTATTTAAAAAAACATGGAAAATGAAAAACAATACTTTGCATTGGTTAATAAAATATTAACTGAAGGAGTAACTAGAAATAAAGAACGTACTGGCACAGGTACTAAAAGTATATTTGGTGCACATTTAGAATTAAATGTAAAAGCTGGTTTCCCATTATTTACACATAGAAAAATATTTTATAAAGGGGTAATTGGTGAGTTAATATCATTTTTACGCGGTCATACTAATGTTAATGATTTTAAAACATTAGGTTGTAACTATTGGGACGAATGGGCGGAGCCCGATGGAAATCTAGGACCAATATACGGTTATCAATGGCGTAACTATGCTGGTTTACAAATAGATCAGTTAAAAAATGTAATTGAAGAAGCTAAAGTAAATCCTGAATCAAGAAGATTATATGTTACAGCATGGAATCCAATTGATGCTGATAAAATGGCTTTATTACCATGTTTTCACGGTTTTCAATTATTAATTCATAATAATTCTTTGAATTTAGTAGTCAATATGCGCTCGTCTGATGTAATGCTTGGATTACCTTCAGATATATTATTTCATGCATTGTTAATGTTAGTTTTGTCTAATGAATTAGATATAACTCCTCATAAACTAATATTTAATTTAGGCGATGCGCATATCTATAACAATCATTTAAGATTTGCCCGTATGGTTCATGAATTACAAATATTTAATCCACCTCAAGTTAGATTATATTATGAAGCTGGAATAGATAATTTATATCCTAACGATTTTATAGTTGCAAGTTATAAACATAATGCAGCACAACATTTAAAAATTAATGTCTAATTATTCTTATTCTTGGAATTTAAAATATTTAACACTTGCTAAAAAGTTTGCTAGTTGGTCTAAAGACCCTTCAACACAAGTAGGAGCAGTAGCAATAGGTAATAAAGGCCAGGTATTATCACAAGGTTATAATGGTTTTCCTAGAGGATTTAATGATTCACCATTAATATATAAAGATTCAAAATTAAAAAGTAATTATATTATTCATGCTGAAATGAATTGTATTTATCATGCAACATTAAATGGCATATCATTAGAAGGATCAACATTGTTTGTATATGGGCTTGATGTATGCCATGAATGTGCTAAAGGTATTATTCAAGTAGGTATAAAAGAAATAGTTACTTATTCTCCAAATAAGCCAAAAGAAAAATGGATTGATAGTTTTAAAATATCTCAAAAATTATTTACAGAAAATAATATAAATTATATAAAAATAGACCAAAATAAATTTTAGCTATAATATAACAAATCTATATAAATATTTGATATAATCGGGTAAAGATATATTTTAAATTTATGGCCAATAAATTCGACAGCACATACTATTCTACAACAGAACCCAATGAATTACAGCTTGGTGATTTTTGGGCATGGAAAAAAATTGATCTTTCAGTTGATTATCCTACTTCATTATATAGTTTATCATACGAATTTAATTTAGTTGACGGGTCAACAGCAGCCAATTTTACATTAACAGCTACAGAATCTAATGATGAATATATTATTGAAGCAAGTAATACAACATCATATACTGCTGGCGAATATAATTGGGTTTCTTATATAACACGATCAAGCGATTCGGCAAGAATTAAATTATCTGAAGGTTTTACAGAAATACAGCAAAATTATGCTACTACAACAAGCTCAGTTAGAAGCCATGCAAAAAAAGTTTTAGATGCTATAGAAGCAGTAATTGAAAATCGTGCAACTATGGACCAATCATCAATGAGTATTGCTGGTAGATCGTTATCAAGATTAACAATTGATGAATTAATGACATTTAGAGATAGATATAAAATAGAATACTTAAAAGAAGTTAAACAGGCTAGAATTAAAAATAAAAAAGATTCGGGTAATTCTATCAAAGTGAGGTTTTAAATATGGCCTGGTATAATCCATTTATAAATAACAAAAAAAATAAAAAAGTTACAAAAATTAGAAGATATACCGGAGCAAATACTGGTAGATTATTTTCAGACTTTACCGCATCAAGCACATCAGCAGACGCTGAAATTAAAGATCAATTAAGAATACTAAGAGAAAGAAGCCGTGATTTAGCTAGAAACGATTCTTATGTAACAAGATATTTAAACTTAATGGTTAGTAATATTATTGGTCATAATGGAATTAGATTAAGTGTTAAAGCTCGTGATTCAAAAGGTGATTTAGATATTATTGGAAATCAAACTATTGAACGAGAGTTTAAAAATTGGTCAAGAATGGGAAATTGTACATTAAATGGTCGTCAATCATTTTTAGATTGTCAAAAGTTATTTGTCGAAGCGTTAATGAGAGATGGCGAAGTTTTAGTTAGACATGCTACTCCGACTGATTCAAAATATAAATATAAAATTCAATTTTTAGAAGCGGATCATTTAGATGAAACAAAAAATGATTTCAATCCTCAAACAAAAAATAGAATTAAAATGGGTGTTGAAGTTGATAAACATGATAAGCCAGTTGCATATTATTTGTTTAAAAATCATCCTTATGATAATACATATCAATCACCTAAAGAACATATAAGAGTTCCAGCTGAAGAAATTATTCATGCTTATATGCCAACACGTCCTGAGCAAACCAGGGGCGTGCCTATGACTGCTTCAGCTATGCCTCAAATAAAAATGCTTAATGGCTATATGGAGGCCGAAATAACAGCCGCACGTGTTTCAGCGGCTAAAATGGGATTTTTTACTTCGCCAGACGGTGATGGATATGTTGGTGAAGATTTTGAAGATACTTATACTCCAATTATGGAAGCGCAAGCTGGTTCATTTGAACAACTTCCTGCGGGAATGGATTTTAAAAGCTTTGACCCAGATCATCCAAGCACAGCATTTGGCCCGTTTACAACACAAGTTTTAAGAGGAATAGCTTCTGGTTTAAATATTTCATACCATGCTCTAACAAACGATTTAAGTTCAGTTAATTATAGTTCATTAAGAGCTGGCGCATTAGAAGATAGAGAAATGTATAAGCTGTATCAAAGATTTGTTGTAGATCATTTTATGAGGCCTGTATTTGAAAAATGGTTAGAAATGGCTATTTCAAGCGGGGCTATTATCATGGACCCTGAGGTAAATATTCCTTTACCAATGTCTAAGTTTGAAAAATTTGCAGCTGATACAGTATTTATTGGCCGTTCATTCCAGTGGGTTGACCCTCAAAAAGAAATGAATGCATCAATAAGTGGTATGCAAGCAGGCTTGGTAACATACCAAGATGTTCAATCTAATTATGGCAGAGATGTTGAAGAGTTATATGAGCAACATGAAAGAGAGCAAAAATTAGCAGAACAATATGGAATTCAAACAGCTTTCCAACCATTTGGAACGAAGCTGCCAATTGAACCAGTAGTACAAGGAGGCAGCAATGGCGATTCCGAATAAAGGCATGAAAGCAGAAGCTATTAAAGGTTTAGACTGGCGTAAAGAATTTGGTAGGGGAGGAACAAGAGTTGGCTTAACTCGTGCAAATCAAATAAAAAATGGTGTTGATTTATCTGATTCAACTATTAAAAGAATGTATAGTTTTTTTGCTAGACATGAAGTTGATAAACAAGCTGAAGGATTTAGACCTGGTGAAAAAGGTTACCCCAGCAATGGAAGAATAGCATGGGCTTTATGGGGAGGAGACCCTGGTTTTGCATGGTCAAAAGCATTAGTTGAAAAAATGAAAAAAGAAGATGAGCGTAATTTAGAAATGCGCCCATACCCAAATGAACATGCTGCTCGTATAGAAGACCCTGAGCAGTTTGATACATTTAGAAGAAAAAATAATGAATTTAAACCTGGTATACATGTAATACATGGTATTAAAGATAATGAAAGATTAATTCAAAGCATAAGGTTTGATTCTGATATGTTTACTCCGGACGAAGCAAAAGCATGGCTTGAAAGAAATGAATTTGAATATATTAAATTTGAAAATGCAATTGACGAAAGAGCAATATCAGAAAAAACAGAAAATGCTTTAAAAAATAAATTAAAAGAACATAATGACGAAGTAGGTGATGTTCAAAGTAAAAAAACAACGCTTACTGTATTAAAAAAAGTTTATGATCGCGGGATTGGAGCCTATAACACAAATCCAGGCTCAGTAAGGCCTCAGGTTAGTAATTCTAATCAATGGGCTATGGCTCGTGTGAATAGTTTCCTTTATGCTTTACGTAATGGAAAATATAGAGGTGGTAAGCATGATACTGATTTACTACCTAAATCTCACCCTTTATCATCGAAAGAGGAAAAAGCTATGAAAGATAAAGACGATAGACATATCCTCAACGTGAATGAAACAGATAACTCTGTAGTTATTGAATTTTCAAAACATCATGAGGATAAAGTTGAAGAAGAAAATGTTGACGCAGTTTCTTCTTATTATGAAGATGATGAAAGAAAAGTTGTTGATTTACCATTAAGGTATAGAACAATTGATCTTTCAAAAAATTCATATGTTGATGAAGAAAAAAGATTGGTTCGAATTGGTGTTTCATCAGAAGAACCAGTTGAACGTTCTTTTGGCTTAGAAGTTTTAAGCCATAAATCAGATGATATAGATATGGAATTTGTGTCATCTGGAAGGGCTCCATTTTTATTAGACCATGACATGTCTAAGCAAATTGGAGTTATCGAAGAATTTAAACTTGATGAGGCAGCTAAAAGGACTATAGCTGTTGTTAGATTTGGTAAATCAGCACTTGCTCAAGAAGTTTTTCAAGATGTAGTCGATGGTATTCGCATGAATATAAGTGTTGGCTATAAAGTAAATAAATTAGAAAGAGTGAAAGACAACGACCAAATGCTTTATAAAGCTCAATGGACACCGCTTGAAGTATCAAGTGTTTCCGTTCCAGCCGATCAAAGCAGACTAGTTGGGGTTGGACGCTCAGCTAAAATTAATAAGGATATTATTATGACTGAAGAAAAAAAAGATATTAATCTTGACGAAGTCAGAACTAAAACTCTTGAAGAAGCCAAAGCTGAATATAAAAGAAACTCAAAAGAGATTATAGATTTAGCTTTACAGCATAACAAAAGAGATTTAGCTGATAACGCAATTAAAGAAGGTCTTACAGTTGAAGAGTT